CCCGCCTCCGCCGCCTCCGCCGGAGCCACCGCCGCCGTTCTGCCCCGTCAGCAGTGCCAGCTGCTCGTCCGTCAGGCCGTAGAGCTTTGCCAGGATGGAGTAGTCTCCCACCCCCGCCATCAGGTTCCCGGCCTCCTTCTGCATCTGCATCAGCTGGTCTTCGTCCGCCTTGGCGGCGTTGTACAGCGCCTGCGCCCGCTGGTAGTCGTTGTCCGCCTGGGCTTTGGCAATGGCAGCGGAATACTCCTTGGCAAGCAGATTCCGCTGCCGCTCGAACTGGGCGTCGGAATCCGTCTGCGCCGCTCTCAGGGCAGTCAGGTCGGCTTGCAGCTGATTGTCCTGGGCAAGCCTTGCCTGCGCCATGGCGCCGCTGGACAGGCCGTAGGCGTTCTGTACCTCCCCGTAGTTCTTCGCCGCCTTGGCGGCTTCCACGTAGGTTCTGTTCAGGTTCGCGTCCGTGGCCTTGCGCTGCTTCTCCGCGCTGGCCGCAATGTCCGATACCCCGGTGTCGTAATTCTGGGTCAGGGTCTGCTTCTGGCTTTCCAGACTGCCGTCGTACATCTTGTTGATATACGCCGCGTCCTTGGGCTTGTTTCCCAGATTGTCGTACCACGGCCCCCCGGTGGTTCCCGCGCCCTGGGTCACGTTCTCGATTTTCTTTTCTTCCATGTGATTTCTCCTTTCTCAAAACAGCCCGTAGGGCGTGGAAATCGGCTCAAATTCCCCCGGGAGCTTCCCTTTCAGGTCTTGCAGCGCCTCCCGGTACCGCTGTAAGAACCACGCCGCCAGATCTTCATTTTCCCCGCTGAGCAGCTGCGCCGCCAGAAAATAGGGCAGCAGCGCAAGGCACAGCGTGTCATCCAGGGGAATGGCCTGGGTAAAATCCGGATTCTTGTAATCCTCCGCCGCCAGAATCCCGGGAAACGGCCGCCCCGTCCCTTCCGTGGAATACGTCCCGGAGTAGGGATACAGCGCCGGAATGGCGGTGTTCAGAATGGAGATCGTGCGGAACCGGTATTCGTCCGTGTCCACGGTCTGGGTTCCGCCGTTTAATTCATTCTGCTCGTCCATCAGATGGATGGCCGTGTCAAAAACCTGTTGTACCGTTACCATGTGTTCCTCCTTACTTTGCCATGGACGCAAAGCGCACCTTCTGGTCATAGCCCAGCACCGTGGCCAGCGCCCCGTCCGTGTTCACCTTGAAAATCAGCTTGTAGTAGACGAATTTCTTCACCTTCAGTCGGATGCGGTTTATCTGCGGGGTGTCGTTCAGGTCGAAGGTAAAGTCCGCGAAATCCCAGTTGCTCCAGGAAAACAGCTCGTTTCTCACTTCCTTCTCCATGTACTCGCTGCGCCTGTCCGTCGCCGCCGTGATGGTCATCCGGGACTTGTTCTGGGGCAGCATGGAGACGTAAATCTCGCTGGAATACTTCCGCTGGAAGTCCGCCCCGAAGGCCTGAAAGCCGGATTCCCATACCGCCTCAATGGCCGTGGCATCCCCGGAGGCCGTCACCGGCACGTCCCGGGAAAGTCCCTCCCGGGAGAAGAAGAATATGTCCGTGTCCGTGAAGAAGACCATCTCCCCGTCATGCACCATGGCGTTTTTCACGCTCTTGCAGAGGCCGGACTTGTAAATGCACCATAGACCCCCGTCCCCCGCCAGGGCGTACCGGTTCACCAGCACCGTGCCGTCGTCGTCGTTCAGGAACACATAGTAGGTCTTGCTGTAGTTATCGTCGCAGGTCACGATCCCCGCGCTGTCCGCCCGGTTCAGGGAGTTCATCACCCTGTCGGAGACCCGCTTGGCGTACCGCTCGTCCTTGTAGTAGCTGGATGTGATGCGCCACTCGTAGATTCCGTTCTTGCTGAATGTCCGTGGGAAATTCTCCACGGTCTGAATCTGCCCCAGCACGTCGTTTCCGAACTCCCGGTTTGCTGCCCGGAGGTAGAAGCCCGCAATGGTGCTGCCGTCCGTCAGGGTCACCGGCTCATAGCTGATGGTGAATGCGCCGTCGGGCTTGAATACCAAGAGCTTTGAGTAGTGCCGCACAAGCCCCGTCACCGGGGAGCCGGACATGTCCACCGCCACCTCGTTCATGGCGGGGAAATACAGCGCCGTCACCTCTCCCGACTGGGGAACCCCGGTGTAGTAACACAGATTCGTCCCGTCCCCGGCCACAAACAGCCTTGTGTCCGTGGCGCCGTTGTATGCCTCCGCCAGAGGGCACCCCAGAATCTTCAGCCGGTTCTCCGCTGCCTGGGTGGCATCCGTGGTGTAGGTAAATTCCACATTGGCAACTCCCTTGATGGGAGCGGCGGTAAAGGTATATGTGTGCTTCGATAAATCAAAGCTGCCGCTGGCCGCCACGTCCTTCGGCACATTGTCCACGGTGATGGCCGTCACCCCGATGGCCTCCTCCGGCAATACGTAGGCCGTGGCCTCCCCGTCGGCGCTGTATTCAATCCGCCGCAGCGCCGTAAGAAGATTCAGATTTTCCAGCGTGGTGCCCCCTCCGGCAGGCGCCGCCCCGGTGACCACCAGGGGCACATATGGGGCTTCTGCCGTAAACGTGCCGTCTTTGTATACCACCGTATTCCCCTTGCTCATGACGTACAGCTTCCCCCCGAATGGGAAAATCTTCACCATGGCGTTTTCCCCGGAGATCAGCCCCAGCGCCCCGGTCTGCTGGTGGACGATATGCCGGTTTCCGTCCGTCCCTCTTTGGTACACAAAAAGCCTGTCCGCGTTCTGATAAAAGTCGCAGATCACCAGAAGGTCGTCCTCTCCGACCCGCCCTGCCCAGCTTCCCAGAATGGGGGCGGGGGTTCTCTCGGCGGCGAAGTCCGCCCGCTGGATTCCCGGGCGAAGGGTCAGGTTGTAGGCGTCGGTAATGAGAAAGTTCTCCATTCTGGAAGCTTCCCCCATTTTCAGCTCCGTGTCCCCGTCCGCCGCCTCGTTGATGCCCAAAAATTTGTCAACGGTGTAAATTTTCGTTCCCCGCTGCATTGTCTTCCTCCTTTCTGTATTCGTAAATGTAGATTTCCGCCCGTGGGTGCTCCTTGTCGTAGAACACCCGGCTTCCGTCCCGGTTCCGGATAATGGAAATATTGTCGTCCTTCAATATCCCCTCCCGGGTGAGGATATCGTCCAGGGAAGCATACAGGTTCAGGTCGTCCACCCGCCTGCGGGTCTGCATATACAGCCGGTAGACGATATGCACCTCTCCGGATATGGGAATTTTGGGCTTTCCCCGAAGATACCGCCCAGCCATGGCGGAATACTCCGTGTTGGCGTGCCCCTGCCGGATGTACTGCTTTGCCCGCTTCCCGCATACCGGGCACCTCGCCCCGGTTCCCGCGATCATCTGGGAATTTTTCTTTGTCCTCGGGTCAAGCGGAATCACATAGCTTGCCAAAAGCTTCAGTCTTGTCACCCCCTTTAAGCAAATGAGCCGAAGCAACCGTAACGGTGCTTCGGCTCAAGGCTCTGAAAAGTTTTCTTATACCGTAATAATAGCAAAGATTCCCACAAAAATCTAGCACCATTTCCGGGGTTTTCTCCGCTCCTTCTTCTTTACGGTGCAATCCTTCCCAGGCGGGCAAGGCCGCTTTCCCCCACGGACGAATATGTAATTGCAGCACTTTCCGCCCTCGTGGTACCCGAAGAAATACCGGCACCCGACGCAATACTTCCTGCTATCCTTGTACTCCACATTACCGCCCCATTTCCTTATCCCGCGTCAGCCGCCGCTTTCCTGTCACGGTATCTCCTTTTAGCGGCTCTCTGAGCGTGGGCTTTCTGGCACTCCAAACCGCAATAGATTTTCTGCTTGATCTTGCCCTGCGTGAATTCCTTCCCGCACTGTGGGCAGATTTTAGAAATGCCCTGCGGGGCTTCCACGTCCTCCACATCGGCCTGAATTGGCGGGCGGTATCCGTGCATTGCCATGTACTTGCCGTAGCTCATCCCGGCCTTCTGGGCGGCTATGGAGCACAGGGTGAGATAGTCCGGTTTCTTGCTCATGATTCCCTCCGATTACAAATTCTTACAATATCGGCAATGTAGTTTGCCTCGTTCCGGGGAAGCAGAAACTTCCCCATCAGCAGTTTGATAAAGCGCTTACGTGTCATGTGTAGCTCCCCTCCCCTTTTTCTTTTCTGCAATCCGTTTTTTCTCCGCTTCTTTCAGGGCGTTAAACACCATGATATAAATATCCATTGTGTAGTCAGTGTTCACCGGAATCAGCGGGGCGATAAAGTGCCAGCAGTCCATGTAGGTAAGTTCATTGCTCATTCTCCGACCTCCCGTATTCTCCCGTAACTGCAAAAATCGCTTTCTAAACGCCCTCCGCTGCAAACCTCACACGCACCATACCTTTCCAATGGGACACCGAAATTGCGGGTGGCCTTGCTCCCATCCGGTTTCCAGTTCTTGCATTCTCGGCAGTAGATTATGGGAGCGACCCTTACATAATCCTTTTGGTAGGCGGTTCTGAATCGTTTCACCGTTGCCCTATAAAAATCATGTACTTCCTGATGCTTACAGTCTTTGTAATGCTCGTTATACACTCGGTCGATCTCTTTATTCAGCGAGTTAAGCTTAAACAGAACCATTTTTCTGTTCCTCCCGTGGCAGTTTGATTTCTGCCCCATCGTGCAGATCGTGGCTTCCCAGTGAATAGGTCACCATCGTCAGCCCGCTGCGTGTTTCCACTACGCCGTTCAGGAAACCGCAGACCATACCGTCTGGAATATCAAGTGTGATTTTCATTCGATTTTCTCCTTTCTCCGTAGCTGCAAAAGCCGTTCATTTCCACGCAAACAGCCTCGCCCTTGTAGCCTCTGGCATTTGGGTAAGGCTCGGTATGCAGCATACACATAGGGTTTTCGTCTCCCTGCCGGTGGATGCAGTCCCGACAGCGGACGACATGGAGCGTTTCAATGAACCCGTCTGCGAAGCCTGCATCATACCCCGCCTTGTACTGCCCCCTATCATATTTCAGGGCTTTCAGAAGTTCTTCCCGATTCACCCGGATACCAATTTTTATAATCGCCTGTACTACGGCATCTCCGATAGCATCCTGGAAGTCGCTTAAATTCAAGCTGGCAGGTGGTGTGTAGCCGTTAAGTTCTTCCATTTTCATCCACCTTTCGCTTCCCATAACTGCAAAAAGCATCGCCGTCTACCTCGTTAGGGGACATGCCCTGCTCATATTGCCAATGATAGCAATACCCAAATGGCGTTCCTCCATTGTTGGTGGTGTGCTTTCCTATTTCCTCAAATGAAGCGCAATCCCGGCATCTTACCACGGGGACGGCATCCACGGTCAGTGCCCTAAATCTCAGCAGGTGGTCAGCCTCGGCATATCCTTCGGCCAATGTGTCGAGGTGTATTTGACCGTCAGCAATCATCTTCTTTGTTCGCTTAAATTCTTCCTTGAAAAGCTTCCGCAACTCATGGGCGTCAACCAGCCTCATAAAAATCCTCCTTTCTCGGCATCTCTTTCAGCCACCGCCTTATGGCAAAGAACCGAATGCGTGACGGTTGTTTCTGCGCCCACCGCTCAATAGCGGCGGCGTAAGCGATTCTGGCGTTAAGGCGCTGACGGTGTTCCTGCTTTTCGCTCATTCCCTGCACCTCATACCATGCCACATACAGGCATTCCAGCGGGATTTCCTCTGCCTGCTCATAGATGCAATCCCGCAGATTTTCGAGTGCAACCACTGCGCTGGCAACCGTTCCCCAGCCATTTTCTGGCTCGTACTGCTTGTATTGCGCCTTGTTTACCCGCAGCTCTTTAACGCCTTCCTCGATATTCCCGATCACGTCGGAGCACCTGTAGTATTCTCCCTGATTGAAGTCCAACCCGGTGCAAGCCCGGAACATTTCGCCCAGATTATACGTGGGGCTGCTGTATTCCGGCTCGGCGATTTGTGCGAACTTATCGCACCCGTCCACCTTAACGGCGATTCTCAGATCATAGCTCATTTCTCTGTTCCCCCATTTTTCGTAAGATATTTAATCGCTTCTTGCACCAGCGTGCGGTTGCTCATGATAATTTGGGATTCTGCGCATCTGTTGGGAGCAGTCTGTCACTTTCCATCACCTTCCTCCGGCAATTCTGGAAGCGGCTGCCAGTGGGTAATGGCTTCCGGCTCTTTGAAAATTTTGCGCCACATCCATTTCCACACCCAAACTGCTTTACCCTGTACAATGTCTCGCTCATAAATCATCGGCATGACGTATCCCCTTGCACAGACAATTACGGTCCTGACCCACCGTGTATCCTGCAGCTCCGGCAACCTCTCGCTACACGGAATCCACCTTGTCCGCTCCAACGCCTCCATGCCCATTCGGCAGGCTTCGTTTACCTCGTCCATGCCGTCATAATGCTCCCGGTGTTCCGGGTTCAGGATTTCAATCGCTCGGTCAATCGTCATTTTCGCCCTCCAAATCCATTTTTGCGATATTGTAGCCTTTGCATCGATGCCCCTTGCGGAAGCAAGACGATACAGAGCATTGCCTCACCCCTAAGAAATTACAGGCATCTTTTTCACTGTCAAAAATCATAGTTACGCCCTTTCTTTCAAGCACATATTTAACTTTATTGGCTTCATGTGCCTTTTTCGCAACGTTTGGATTACGTTTGCTTATATCCCGTATGTTTTCGCTGTAAGGGATAAATAGGCAAGCCTACCTGGAATATACTTTATTCCCCGGAATTTTGGTATCTTTGTCAAGGCAGTATCCCTTCTGCGAGACCCAATTGGTATAGCCCGCTAACTTTTTGATGTCTTTTGCAAAATTTGACAAATATTTCCACCTGTCACAAACTTCGCAATTCGCATATGCTCGTCCTCTACGCCTTTCTTGCTGGGACTTATCGTAGCATCGCCGTAGCATTTGATACCATAGCCCATATGTTCGCTTGTCACAAGTTGGGAAATCGTTAATCCCACCGTATTTATTCATTTTCTGCTCCTTGCATTTTTGCACCGCAATGGCAATACGGGTATCTCCGGCAAGCCTCGCCGTATTCTCCGGCCTCCAGCAGATAGTGTAGGTCGATGTTGTCCACCCTGCGCCCACACACGGAGCATTCCAGGCAGAGGGTCATTTCATCTGCAAGCCGGATATTCCAGTTCCCATTCCGCACCGGCTCCACGTCGGCGGTGGGAAGCCCCTCAATTTCGATTGCAATGCAATCTGCCAATCCAGTGTGCCGCCCCAGCGCAGAGCCATTCGCAAGCCCGTACTTTTGGGCAATTTTTACCGCCGCCTCCCGGCTGATGTAATCACTCATTTCAATTCCTCCACATAGCACCACCTCTGGGGCGGGCGCTTAATTTCGACGGGCGCACAACCAAATTTCGTTCCCCGCAATCTCGTAAATGCGCTCAGCGGTTTCGGGGTATCATAGATTTTCAGGTGGGAAATATGCCATCCGTACAGTGTTGCACCTTTCCCGTAGTCCCACAAAGCGCCGTCCACAAGCCTAGTCTGCGTCACAAAGTCATCATCCACATCGTAGATTCCATACGGTTCTGTTGCCGCCTTGATGGTTTCAACCCGGTCACAGGTGAACTCGCCAATGACCTTGCCATTACACCGACCAACGGTATTTGTGCGATAATTGAGCTTGTCCAGTTCCCCGCAGGATATGGAAATATAAGGGTGATCCATAGTGCAATAGATATGGCACTTGAACGGTGTTTCCAGCTTCGGACGGGTCTTTCGCACCTCAACGGTCTTTTCATTTCTGGCAATCTTCTCGCACCACTCCGGGCGGATGCTTATAAGTACCGCTTTAGCCATTGTCAGCCCTCCGGTTCCAAGCTTTACGAGCTTCTTCTTTTGTGCGGCCTAGTTTTGCATTGGCTCCGCATTTCTGGCACTGTGCCATGTACCGATAGTATAAGTACTTGTTTTCGTCTTCAAGTATCTCTACACCTTTTCCCCCGCAGAACGGGCAGGGTTTTAGGTCAAACATCTTTCATCGCCTCCAATGCTTTCTCCGCTTCCTCGCGGGTCAGGAATACGGTCTTGCCAAAATCGGAAAACCGATAAAACTTTGGGGCCATTGGAGTGTATTGGGCTGCAATGCACCATCCGTCGGTGTTTGTTTCAATCCATTTTGCCACCATCGGCAATATGGTCTTTTCCCCGTGGAATCCGTACACAATATCCCCCACCTTGCACGGCAGCACCACCAGTCGCCCGTCCCTGTCGGCTTTCAACAGCTCCCGAATCCGTTCTGCCTTTGACGTGTCATCGCTAAAGGCAGATTCGATGATTACCTTTGCGGTTTCACACTGTTCCGGCGTCAGCCCCGTATTTAAATATTTCCGCAGCATCGGGCAGGGCTTCAATTCGATTTTATCCATTGTTATCTCCTTCCCGCCCGGGTTGCCCCGGGCTTGTGTTATCCCCACTGTTCCGCCATAGCTTTTGCAATCCCGGGGAAGGTCTTTGAACGAGTTTTCTGATCTCGTTCTTTTCTGCCCTGGAATCTGCGGTAGTTTCCGTGAGCGTCCTTGCATCCACCATTTACATACGGTTCGTGATTGGTAACGATTTGCGTTGGGTAAAGTTTTGGCAACCCTTTCAGCCACAAGCAAGTCCGCTTACTGTAGGGGTGGCCATGCTCATAAGGCTGTATTGCCTGTGTATATGGCGGCAATTCAACAATTTTCATAGGCGTTGGATTTTCCACCGCAATCATGGGAATATCGGCGTTATAAAATTCCATAAAAAATGCTTTTGCATCCATTGCCAGGGAATATCGTTCCGGGACGATTTCGCCGTTTCTCCGCATTCTTACAGCCCCGGCATTCGTCAGATATGTACACGGCGGATGTGCTATCAGCAAATCCCACCTCCCCACATCATGCACCTGTCCGTCCATGGTGACGATTGTTCCGCCCTTGATGGCTTCCAAAGCGTCGCCCAAAATGTGCCATTCAGGTTTCCCGCCGGACGGCTCCTGAATATCGCAGGAGTATGCCTCATGCCCCCGCGCCCGGAACGCCTTGCACACGGTTTGCGATTCCTCGCAGGCTATCAAAACTCGCATTTTTAGTAGTCACCTTCATTCCTCTTATCAAACTCCACGTTGATCTTCGGCACCCACGTATTGCTCAATGCACTTTCCACGCCCGTAAAAAAGCTATCGACAAATTTTGTGTAATTAACTTTTTTAGCCAGCTCCGCTCTGATTGCCTGTGTAATTTCCGGTTTGCGTTCGTTTACAAGTGCTTGCAATTCCTCACAAGTGATTTCCTCAATCGCTCGCCTCACGTGGAACTCCAACAATGTATATTTATTATCATTGGAATAGCTAGAAACTTTCCCGGTTTTATCAACTTTCGTAGACAAAACCATTTTTACGATCTGGCTCACGATTTCGTTTTTCCCGTTTAAGGATTCCGAAATTCCCATCATAACGGTTTGCTTTACCGCTTCCGCCAAATAATCCTGATCGATGCTCAAGTCCAATCCTACAATATTCGCCATTTTAATTTCCTTTCTGTTTTCCTTTATTCCCCCGAGGGACTTTCCCCCACTTGGGCGGGGTGCAATTCCGCTTCACCGGCTTGAAACAGCCGTACATTTTCGCCTTGCTCATGCTCAAAAACAATCCCCTCTCTCACCAAATCCGGGTGTTCGTACCGGAAAAATTGGCGTTGTTTTTTGTGGTTTCCCATTGATTTCATGATGTTTTCGTTCCAATTCGCTATGAAATATTCTTCCCACGCCTTGCATCCGTCCCCGTTGGTGGGGCAATCGTCCCGCGTGCAGTTTCTGCAAAAGGGGCTTTCCGAATCGATGTACTGGCCGGGTTTTTCTCTCATAACGCATCCCTTCTTTCATCTGCGCCCGCCGCCAGAACCTGCCGTATGGCGTCCAGCTCAGCGTCCCCCAGCTCGCCGGACGCGCCCTTAGGAATATCAGGCTTCCCATAGCGCCTAACCGGTGGTGCTGACCCAGCACCGCCCCTGTCCTGCTCTTTGGCAAGCCAGCCGTTGATAAATCGCTGCACCCCGCCCTTGGTTTTCCGCTTGGACGGATTGGCGTCACACCACCCGGCCATTTTCCGAAGCTCTGCCAGGATATCAACGGCGGGGTAGAGTTCTGCCCATTTGTCCACGTCAGCCTGAAAAACAGGGTAAAGGGATTTATCATTCAGCATGATCTGGCACACCGGCGGCGTGGAGGCGGGGTCCGGCTCCGCGCCTATACTCTCCTTTACTCTACTTTTCTCTACTCTACTCTCCTCTACTCTACTATGTCTTTGAATGTCAGCATTTTTTGAGAAAATGTTGACATTTCTGCTTGAAATGTTTACATTGGGGCAAATTTTGGCGCACTCGACCAGAAGGATGTTGTAATCGACTTCAAGACTTTTACGGCGGCTGACTGCCTCGAAGTACCGCTTCTGAATTCCCCGTGAAGTCAGAACGTGATACTTGTCATATATCTCTTTGTCGAACATCCCTCGTCTGATAGAAGCCTCTATTATTTCGGAAACGACGCTCCCACCCAGCCCGCAGCTTCGGGCGAACAAAAGCGCAACCTCCTCTGTCCATTCAATGTAATAACCCTCTTTGCCGTATATCTCTTGCAGCAAGTGAACGATTACACCAAATCCTGTCAAGCCATATTCTGCTTCTATCAGTTCAAATTTCTTGTCCAAGCAAACATCAAGCGGAAAGAAATCAAGTCCGCTTTTGATTGCCATAGTTTACTCCTCGCTTACCATCCTAGGGAATAGAACAACTTGAAGGCCGCGACTGCCATAAATGTCAACTATGTGTTTTACTTCTTCTTCGGATATATTATTCAGTCGGAGAAGATTATCTTGAATGCCATCCAATTCAAAGATATCCTCGGCATCGGTGACGATAACGTCATATTTCATTGCGCATTCACCTCCTTCACCAGCGAATACCTTGCAAAGCACGTCCGCTCCCCGTACCGGTTCTTCCCGGTGACGGTTTCGCTCTTGATGGGTACGCCCTGGGCTTTCAAATCCCAGATCCTTGCACCAAGACGGTAACAGCCGTACTCGGTAACAGCCTCGGCCTGAGTGATACTCCCATAGTCTTGCAAATGCCGCAGGATACGCTCACACTGTGTCACGGCCTTACCTCCCGTATTTCAACCTGTATGTAATCCTCGTCGTGAAAATTGTGGGAAACGCTTTTCAGCCAGCGCCGGTTATCGTCCTCGATGACACGGCCTTTCATGGCATCCACGATCATCTTTCCCATGATTGCGTGGTTGTCGATATCCAGCCGGTCATTCCAGTAGAACGTCACGGCTACAGGCAGTTTAAAGGGCGTTCTGCGAATGCCCTTAGTGTTCATGGCCTCCAATGTAAGCCAGTGCCAAAACTCAGCGTCTTTCTTCCGCAATGCCCAGTGCTTCCCGGCGTAGTACGCATTCATGCCGTACTCCTTCGCCCACTTCTTCTTTTCCGCGCCGGTCTTCGGGTAGGCGATTCTGAAAACTTCTTTTGCCACGATTCTCCTCCTTTTGGAGTTGGCGGTTTAACCTCCCACCGCCAAGGGAAATGCCAACTGTACTGTCAATCTTTTTGAGGAAAGATTGATTTTTCCGGCCTAGAACGGCAAGTCGGTGTCGTCTTCGGTGATCTCCTGATATCCTCCGAACCCCTGCTGACTGTATCCGTTGCCCCGGTTCGTCTGCTGTGGGGCGCTGGGCTGCCCGTATCCGGCGTTTTGCGCCGTTCCGGTATTGGTGGTGTCCTGAGAATTGCGCTTGCTGGAAAGCAGCTCAACGCTTGTGGTCACTATCTCAAACGTCCGGCGCTTGTTCCCGTTCTTGTCCGTCCAGTCCCTGGCTTGCAGCGCTCCGGAAACGGCTACGATGTCGCCCTTATGGCCGTACTGCGTCAGGTACTCAGCCCCCTGACGCCATGTGACGAAGTCCAGAAAATCGGTGGCATCCTTCGTCATTGGACGCTTGACGGCCACGCTGTAGGAGCAGACCGCCGTCCCCTCCTGGGTCCTTCTCAGCTCCGGGTCGGCGGTGAGCCGCCCGACAAATTGACAATTATTCATGTGTTCTCCTTCCTGTAAATCAGATCGTTTTCGTTCCAGCCGGGATAAATGCCCATCAGGTACTCCCGGAAATACGCCCTCATTTCCATTCTTGCCGTGGTCTGGTCGTACCGGTTGTGACATCTGGGGCAGAGGGTAAGCCCGTTCTGGGCAATGCCAAGCCCTCCCTGCGCCCGGGATATGTAGTGGGCGTTGCTCCACGCCAGAGGGGCAGGGGCGGGAGCGCCGCAGAATACACAGCACGTCCAGCCGTCAATGCTGTCCCGCTGGGCAATCGCCATTTTCTCGCCCCGGGTGAAGTCCCTCGCTTTGGTGTCCTTCCTCAACGCCATTCCTCCTTCAGCAGTTCCAGCTTGTCCGGTGGCAGGGTTTCAATGTCCAGCGCCTTGCAGTCCTGTATCAGATTGTCGATCAGCCGCGCCATTTGTTTGGTGTCGTAGGTACTGGAGCCGTGGTATGCCGCCAGGTTCCGGCACCCAGGCACCTGAGACGCGCCCAGGCTGTCCACCAGCCATCCAAGGCCGTTTTTCTGCCAGCTCCGTGTGAAGCGCTCCACGTCCTGTTCCCGGACGCACATAGGCGTGTAATTGTCTCCCACGCCCCGAACGGCGTTCCGGTAGACCTCAACCGGAGAAATCCCCATAGCGGCGGCAAGCTTGTGAATCAGCACCCAGGCATAGGCGTTTGCGTCCAGGCTTCGCTTTTCCCGGTGCTCTTTCAAGGCCAGATCATAGGGCGCGGCCTTCATCTTTCGGATAAAGGCCATTGCCTTTCCCAACTCAGATTGGGAAGGCTTAATCATCAGCCAGCCGCCCTCAAGCTTGGCCTCGGTGAATGTAAGCTCCGTCATGATTGTTGCCACACAAACGCCCGAAGGTTCTTTGTGTCATTGCGGATTGCAAGACCGGTGATCCGCCCGGTCTTCTCGTCATAGGCGATTTTCTCCACGCTGAACTTATCGTAGCAGTTGAACCGGGTCTTTCCGTTGAAGGAAGATGCTTTGATCTCTGCCTTATTGCTGGGAATCCAGACAAACGGGGACGTATACAGCTCTCTGCCGATACCCCATCGGAACCCGGCGCGCTTGAAAGCGTCGCTTGCCTCGCCCTTTTTCTGGTTGCCTTCCTCGTCCTCCCGGCTCTCGATACCGCAGTCCCATTTCCACTGGATACCGCCGTTTTCCTGAATAATCCCGATACCGGCGTACAGATTGCCCTTGATCTCCTTGTAGTCGTTCGTCCAGTTGCCAGCCCCTACAGTCTCGTCCAGCAAGTCCATATCCGTCCTCGCTGTTTTGTACAGCAGACATACCAGACCATTTTCCTTCACCTGCTTGACCTTGACTTCGATTTCGTCAGCGGTCAGAAACCGAAACATTCTCGCCATTGTCTTCCTCCTTAAATTCCAGCGGGCATTCATACCCCACTGTTGCTCTTGTATCCAGCAGATACTCCCCGGTCAACCGGCACTGCTTCCGGGCGTATGTTTCCATACACGGGCAGAGGTCACAGCACACATGCCCCTCCGGGAAGTAAATGCTTGCCGTGGCCTTCTCGTACCACAGGCAGCTTTTTTTATCCGCCATAATCCACCTCAATCATAGGAAATCTCCCGCCATTCCTCCCGGCTGTCCATGCAGAGGTCGCAAATGGCATCGTCCCGGATTTTCCAGTATCTGTGTCCTACGGTTCTCCCGCAGCAGATGCACACCGGAATGCTGCTGTCCGTTGCCTGGGGATCGTACAAATAATCGTAATCCGGATTCACACCAACATCATCCATTGACTTTCCTTTCTCCATTTGATATACTGTAGATGGAAGAGTTTTTATATCGCTTGCCGTCCCCGGTGCTGTAACATCGGGGGCGGCTTTTTATCGCCCTCTGATGCACCGTCCGATACCGGCACCCATCAGGATAGCGCACACCCACATTGCGGGAACTGCCGCCTTGTCTGCCAGCAAATCGGCCTGCTGCCACCAGAAAAGCACCAGATTCAGCCCCGCATAGGGGCAAACACGGAAAACGCATTCTTTGATATTGAACGGCTTCCGGTTCTCCGGCACCGGCTCCCACCGGGCATCCATGGGTTTATTCCTGCTTGCCATATCCTCACCCCCTGACCGCATGATTTCGGTGGACTACGTCGAAAAGCTCCACGTTCTCATCATCAAACGCCTTGCTTTCCTTCGATTCCATCAAAAGGGATTCCCGTAAATGCTCATTTTCCCGGCGCAACCGGCGGTTCATCTCCGCCATGGTGCGAAGCTGGGCGACCTCATTCGGCATCATTTTGTCACCTCATCCGGGTACAAAGTGCTCAGCACATCCGGCGCGTCCCAGTGGTTGCCATCCCACCCAGCCCGGCGGGCGTAGGCGTAAACCTCCCGCCGAACAGGTTCCGGCATCACGGCAACCACCTTTACGCAGTAGTCACCATCGGTGCTATAGAGAAACGTATCCTCAATGGTTGGGTACGCCATCCGGCCTTCCAGAAATGCCTTGGCGTGTTTCTTCGCAATTCGCTTTTTCATCGTTCGCAATCTCCTTTTAACTTGGCATCATTTGGCGTTCTCCTTGTAGGGCTTAACGTTGCAATCGTGAATAATCAGCAGCGCCCCATCACTAGCTTTGTAAAGTTTTACGCTACCGATAATGTTGTAAAGCGTGACAATTTCGCCGACACGAGCGGCTGGATAGCAAAAGAGGCTCGTGATAACGAACTTGTCCCCGATCTTCGGCTCGCTCTCTTTGGGCTTGTCCTCCTTGCGCTTCTTCTCAAAAAGCCGCTCAACGGCGATCCTTGCGCCCTCCGCTCTGCTGTAGGTATCCTTCGGATTGCACCGGGCTTCTGCGGTCTTTACGTCCCGCCCGCCCCGTTTCAGCGTGGCCGTGGTAATCATCCCGTCAAAGCGGAGTTCCACGGTGCAGGGTTCCCGCTCAGGCTCCGCAAGGCCAGCGATCATGTCTTCGTACCAGAACCAATGCCTAGAAAAATAAATGGCATCCTCCTCCACGAAATAGTAAACGCCATTTCCGTTGATTCCGGATTCTGTGATCGTCATGGTCTTACCCAGCCACTTGTCCATCTCAGGGTTCCAGTACCTCTGCGGCCTCTCGCTCACAATCCGCACCTTATCCCCACACTTGTATTTCGCCATAAATAACTCCTTTCAATTTCGGCATTCTGCCGTAGATTTCAAATCCATGCTTTTCCAAGCTGTGCTGTGCTGAGCCATTGCGTCGCACTTCACTGCTGCGCCTTAGATGATCAATGCTTCGCTTTTCCATCGCTATTCATTGCTAGGCCATTGCCCAACTAAGCCAAGCCCCGCCACGCCGCGCCTTTGCTTAAATCAGCTCGTATGTATAGCGCCCCTTCCCACTGTTTCGCCACTGGCCGATACCCCGAAGCTTACCGTATTCCAGGCATTCCAGTGCCAGATCGTGCATGTCCTTGGTCAGGCAATCGATCTGAATCTCAATGGTCGTTCCTGCCGGGGCTGTCTCACTGCTGGAAAGGGCGATCCGCTCACCCTGCGCCGTGGATGCCCGGAGGGGGCGCTCACACACGCCGATCTCGCCGCCGTTCAGGTTCAGGGGAATCTTCCGGGGAGAAACAAACAGAAGGCCGTCGATTTCCTTCTTGTACGCCTTGATCTTGCTGGCCTTGGTGCCGGGAACCTTCCGAAGAACGCCGCAGGAATCCTTGAAAAAGCCCTTGATCTGGTAGTCATACAGGAACGGCTGCCCGTTCTCGCCCCGGGGGAATACCGTCATGGATTTCTCCATCATGCCGTCAACCCCGATTGCGGCGACTTCCTCTTCCATGCTCTCGGCGTCGGGAGCCTTGGAAGCGATGAACTCCCGGTGCAGCTCCTTGTTTCCGCTGCACGTACCCAGAAGTTCCTCAAAAAATGTGATTCTTGCCTTGATTTTGCTGATTTCCATTTGACTTTTTTCCTTTCTTTTGGTAAAATAAAGATGGTTTCCATTGACTGCCGCTCTCGGGTGTTCCGCACGCCCGGGGGCGGTTTTCTCGTTGCAACGCGCACCATATCAGTGCCATCGCCGGGCCTAACAATTCAGCGCTTTGCCTCTGCTCTGCCTCGCTTTGCTTTGCCTTTCCTTTGCTACGCTCTGCGTTCTTTTCTATGCCCTCGCAATGCAATTTTGAGCCATGCCGTTGCCAAGCGGAGCGATTCGGCGCCCTTGCGGAGCATTCGATGCCGTACTTTGCCGTCACCCTGCGGTGCGCTGCCATTCCATCGCAAACGCCCGTATCTCCTTCTCAGAGTACCCCAGGGTTTTCAGAATCACCGCCGGGTCTGGGTGGAGGGTGGTCACCAGCTTTTTCAGGACGCTTACCCGCATTTCGGTTCTTCCTTTTTGGTAGTTCAGAATATTCTGATACCCCTCGCCGATTCTTTTCCCAAGCGCCGACGCATTATCGCTCTGAATCCCCGCCAGGGGACAGCAGCGGTCGATTTCCTTCCAAAAGTCCTCTGCTGCGTAGCGCTCGGCATACTGCCGGATTCTAGGCATTGGGTTCAACTCCTTTCTGTTCATAAATTTTTCAAAATTTGTTGATTTTTGCTTTGGCTGTGGTATGATGGTTGTGAAACTGACGAAAAAGGATGATCGCTATGGATTACACTTCTGAGCAATACGCCCTCATGGAGCGTCTGGAAAGCGGTCTTCTGTACCAGAACCTGACAGAGAAGGAACAGGAGATACTCCGCTATCTGGACGAATCCTCCCTTACCCAGCCACGGGCGTACATAGAGGATGGATACTACGAGCTGAGCCAGGAAGGTCAGCGCACGTTAGATGCCCACCGGCAAGAACAGCTTTCGCTACAGCAGCAGTCCCAGGAAAAAGCGCGTGACAAGGCCGAGCAGAAAGCCGATAAGCACAGCGACCGTGTCTTTCAGGTGTTTCTTGTTTTTCTCGGATATGCCCTTGGGCTTATAACGCCGTCCCTGCTCAAAGTAGTCCCCGTAATTTGGAGCCATATTTGCCGGATCGTGGCCTCTTGGAAATGAGGGCTTGTCCATCGTCTCACCACCTTTCGCCTAAAAATTAAATAGGGGTTGTTTATTTTGGATTTTCAGTCGGTTTACTTGTCTCCCGGAGAACTCCGGCGATTTCTGAAAATCGCCAGAGGCGACAGCACAGCGGCGAACACGCCGGACGAAGACGCTCTCATAAGAAAAGGCCTTGTCAAAGAATCCATGATGATCTTTTCTGACTTGGGCAGCAATACAACAAGCGTCGATATGCGGGCGATCGTGCTGTCACAAGACGGTGAAGGCTTCTTTTCGTGGTATATGAATGAGCGCAACAGGCGGCGCAGGGATACTCTCCGATTTTGGATCACCCTTGTCGTTGCGGTGGTAGGCGCTCTGGCTACTGTGATCTCAATAATGCGCTAGCCAGGTTCGCAAGAATTGACAGCACCTGAACGATGGTTACCAACCACCACACATAATCCGGCGGCCCACCCTGCCACCGAGGGCGGTTTCTTTTTTGACCCATTCCCTCACCCCCTTCTAGGATTGTCCCATTTTTGGGACGATTAGTGTAAAAAAATAAGTGCCTTTTCTGCCGGGTCGGTGATGCCTAGCTTCTCGCATATAGCCTCTATCTCGATAGTGTTAAACGGAATCTTCCCGTTCACCTTGGAATTCAATGTGTTTTTGGACATACCGATTTCCAGAGCCAGAGACCGCTGAGTAAATCCCGCTTCTACAATCTTCCCTTTTAACTTGTTCGTCGACATGCTTTGCCCTCCTTCCGTCTCATTTTTGGGACGCCTTTATACTATCACGGTTCTTTTCATTTGTCAACCCAAAATTGGGACAATTCTAAAAAATTTTTTGCTCCGGTATTGCAATTTTGGGATAACCGTGTTATTCTATACGCAGAAAGGAGGTACCATTATGAGCGATATTTCAAAGAGAATCCTAGAAACGATAACTTGCAAGGATATCTCCTATGGTTATTTATCGGATAAAACAGGTATTCCAAAGTCTGCTTTACAGCGGTATGCTACCGGGCAGACAGAGAAGATTCCGATTGATCGGCTCGAAAAAATTGCAAGCGCAATCGGCGTAACGACATCATTCCTTATGGGTTGGGACAGTGCCGACAAAAAAGAACAGCCCCCCAGAGGTGATATTGTGTTCTATGACAGGTTTGCATATCTGTGTAAACAAAAGGGTGTGTCCGTAAGCCGCGGCGCCCTAGAAGCGGGGATTAGCAAATCCCTTGTAACAAAGTGGAAAACAAACAATACGGAGATCCCTTCTCCGGATGTAATCGGAAAACTAAGCAAGTATTTCGGTCTCCCCGTCTCTGAATTGCTTGGCGAAGAACCATCAAAAACTCCTGGCGAAACAGAAAAAGCCCCGATGCCTAATGACATCGGGGAGGAAAATATTCTTCGGATGTACCGTTCTTTGTCTACTGAGGAAAAAGGGGCGTGGTACGCTTACGCACTTACACTGAAAGAAATGCAGAAAGAAGGAGAATAATTATGGGTATGAAGGAAACAACCTATCAGGTAGACTGCCCGATTACCGGCAGACCCGAAAATGTCTTTATTCGCTCCACGCTGTGGGAAGGAGTGTTTGTCGCCTCCTTTAATGGCTGCAACGGTCAGTGGAGCAGCTCCCCGGAGTGTGAGGTCTGCCGGAAAGCTGCTCAGGCCAGGTTTACCGAAGAGCATTCAGGATTACCGTCAATCCATTGGAACAGGCCTTGAGGAATGCTTCCTGGTTAAGCTCTGCGTACCATTTGATTCGGCTCATGGCTTCTTCCAGCATTCCCTGCTGCGTGAGCCAGCCCAGATCGTGCAGAATCCATGCTGAAAACTCCAATGCCTCCGGGTCGAGCTTTTCTACGGTGCTCTTTTTCATCGTTGGATGGAATAGCTTTTCCCCCTGCTCTTTGGTTAACTCAAGTTCCATAGAAGTTACTGGCTTACACATTTTTTACACCTCCACAGTTGGTTTTTCGTTGGTTTCATCACTTATTATACCACAATCTGCGGTTTTATCAAGTGGTGGCCGTTTGGACAGCAGATCGGAAAAGAAGCACAGAAGCCTCCGTTTGTTTTCATCTGTTAATGTCCGGTAAACGCTGATAAAGCCCTTTTCGTCCGCTGTCATTTCTACCTCTCCTTTACTTTTTATCATTATCGAACGCCTGTTCGGCTTATGTACTAGTTATAACATACTATCTGTCCAATAAAACGGACTAATTAGGGGCTTGCGAAAAAATTTTGAATTGCCCCGCCACCCGTGCCACAAGGTGACGGGGCTTGCCGCCGGTAACGACGTGTGTCCCTTGCCGGTTGCACTTTCACAATAGTTTTTTCTATTGCAAAAGTAAATACACAAATCGTAGAAATGAGTTGCGTACCGTAGATTTGCGAATCAAATTGAAGGGAGATCGTTAATTTTGTATGCGGAGGAACAAATTTCGACGTTGCAAAAGCTAGAACCGGAATGCGAGAAGCTTGTCGCGCGAATCAAGGCCGCGAAGCACCAGCAGTGCAAGACTATCCAGCAGCTTGCCGATGAAACAGGGATACCAAAAGCCACATTAAGCAGATTTTTTGCCGGTACGCTGATGCACCCCGGATTTACGGATGTGTGCGCATTGTGCGTTGCCCTTGACATGTCAATGGACGAGCTTATGGGCATTACCGCACCGCCCAGCGACAATGCAGCAGCGATTGACCTCTTACAGCTGGAAATCGAACACAAAGACGAAATGCTGCAAGAAAAGGACAACGCAATATCCCGCCTCCTTGACCGCAGCCGGATACAGGAGGCGGGAATATCTGCCCGAGATACCAGAATCCGCAAGCAAAGCGAAGCCCTTTCTAAAAAAGACAGTGCGCTTGCATCCGCGCAAAGGGAAGATAAACCCTTAATTTACGGGCAGTGCGCATTAAACATTCTGCTGGCGGCGGTGCTCATAATCTATATGGTGCTGGATGCCCGGAACACGGAAATGGGGCTGATTCGCTCCGAAAAGATTTCTGCGGTAATTCTATTCGGCGCGGCAGGAATCGCCGCTGTTTTTATGCTCACGGCATTTTTGATTTTCCACAAGCTTTTAAGTGGAGGTGAACGGGATGGCAAAAAGAAAAAAGGAGCCGGAAATCAGGCTCCCCAAAATTAAGCAGCTTCCCTCCGGGGCGTGGCACACACGTGTATTGATAGAGGATCGCCGCGTATCCATTACGAAAGATACATATGATGAATGCGTGGCCGAATATCTCGCCTTGAAAAACGGTCTTGTGGAAGTCCGCGAGAAGAAAGACGGGAAAGACATCACGCTAGAGGAAGCCGTCAAAAGCTACATTGCATCGAAAGAGGGCTTTCTCTCCCCGTCTACCATTGCAGGGTACGAGAAGTTCAAGCGGAATATGCTGCTAGGCATGATGAAGCGGAACATTTTCGCAGTCTCCAATGACCAATGGCAAGCCGCTATCAGGCAGGAACACAAGGCCGGGAAATCCCCGAAGTATATCAAAAATGGGTGGATGTTCTTTTCCGCCTGCATCGTCGCCGCCGGTGCTCCGCGCCCGGAGGTGATGCTGTATCCCCCGGAACACAACGAACGGGCATACCTCACGCCGGACGAGATAGACAAGTTTGTGGAAGCGATAAAGGGTCAGCCGGTGGAGATTCCGGCGCTGCTCTGCCTATCTAGTTTGCGCCGCTCTGAAATCCTCGCGCTGACGTGGGACAACGTAGACTTGAAGAACAATGCAATTTATATCCGTGGCGCAATCGTCCGTGGAACCGACGGGTTCGTAGCCAAGAAGCAGAACAAAAGCCGCAAGTCTCGCCGCCCTATCCCGATCATTCCCCCGCTTTTTGAAGCCCTACAGGCTGAACCGGAGAAGTCTGGGCAGGTGGTAAGGATGACGGGGGACTATGCGCTGACTCTAGTAAAGCGGGCGTGTGAAGCCGCCGGAATCACCGTGGTCGATCTCCACGGGTTGCGCCACAGTTTCGCCTCCTTGGCCTACCACCTGGGAATCCCGGAAATGATCGCCGCCGAAATTGGCGGGTGGAATGATCTATCCACGATGCACAATATCTATACCCATTTGGCGCAAAAAGACATTGCCAAACGCTCGCAAGAATTCTGTGATTGGTTTTCGGCGGACGCTGTAAAAATGCGCAAATTGGAAACGCGATTGGAAACAGAAAGTGAAAGCAGCAATGGTTGCAACGGTTTTTAGAATTTACATGCGGGGTTCGAGTCCCCTCTCTCGCACCAAGCAGAAAAAGCCCTAGAAATCAATTCTAGGGCTTTTTTATTGCTTTATCAGCTATATTCCCACGTTCTCCGAACTATTCTACGAGAAAATATTACAACAGATTTTAATATTTTTCCGCGTGCGGTACGTTTTTAGGGCACAAATTGGCAACGGATTGGCAACGGAATTTTGCCGCTCATTCTCTGAGCCGCCGCATAATCGCCGCGTATTCTTTTGGGTATATCAGCCGAATGCGCTCCATGTGTTCGCCCATCACTTCTAATAGCCTGCCATTGGACGCAAATCCGAACACAATTACCGTTGTGGGAATGGTTTTCATCCAAGCCAAAAGACACGCCCTGCCTTGATTGGCAGGGCGTATTTTCTTGACTATTGCAACGTACGATGATATTATTATTTCGCAGGAATCAATATTGCGCACGGAAAGGAATTGGTGAATATGGCCGTTGTAAACAAAAATATTGAACCGAGTACAAAGGAATGGCTTGAAAGTTTGTCGGATGATGACTTTTGCATTCCAGTTGAAGTCTACCCTTACTACGATAAGTGTAGGCTTTGCGGTAATAGCAAACTCCCTAGGAGCGATAATACAGATTGTCCGGAGATTTGCCCAAATTGTAACCATGACAAATAAATGAAAAATTGCAGGGGGCGTTTCCCCCTGCAAAATTTATTTTTTGTACATACCTTGCAGTACGCCGACCCGCTCTGCTTTATCAATCTCCCTCTGGTGGAGGTAATTGTAAACAGCCATCATGGCCGCAGGCGGTTCTCCCTTCTGCTTGCGGTATTCCTCAATGTGGGAAACAACGGCCTTGTGTAGGGCGTTCATGTGGTTCATTTCCTCCCCGCTCAGCCTGTAAAACAGGTCTGCCAGCTCCGGGTCGTCGTGCTTGTATTCCACGGCCAGCTCTGCGTAGGTGTGCGCGTCCTCCAACTCGTCCTCAATATGCTCCATCAGCAGTTTGATTTCTTTCATGGCTTATGCCTCCTTTATGTATCTCAGAAGTTTGTCAACCTCTGCCCGGTCAAAGGACAGCTTGCCGACAAACGGGATGTCAAATTCCAGTGGTTTCCGAATCTGCGGGGCGAATGCGTTGTAAAGCGCGTCCTCGTCAATGTTTCCGTCCTCCAACACGCGCATCATTTTGACGGCGGGAATGCTTTCCAGCTTCTCAAAAATCTGCGGCGTTCTCTTGGCGTACAGGGCTACCACCCCGGCAACAACGACGGCTTTCATTTCCGGGAAGTGGGGAAGAACCTCCTGCTCCACATACCGAAGCGCCCCATTTACAAAACGTTCTTTTGAAACCATAGTTACCTCCGATTATTGTTGGGGCGGCGATTGCCGCCCCGTTTGGGTTAGCCAGCAGCGGCGGAAGTGGGCGCAGTCCAGCTGTTCTTTGCGGGCATGGGTTCAGGGCACACATTCCCAATGGGAATCACGGTCTTGGTCAGCCCGGACAGGGTGTTCAGGGTGTTCTGCATACAGCTGAGGTTTGCGGTGATCTGGGCATTGACAACCGCCTGAGCGGAAATCTGCCCCTCAACGCCACGCAGACGGCCATCCAGATACTGGTACATGTCCAGCATCTTCTGGTCGGTGTAGGTGTTGGCGTCCCGAAGCTTGATGTCCGCTTTCAGCGCGGCAATTTCCGCAGACTGTCCGGCTTCGTACCGGTTCACCACGTGGTCGCCCTCGCAGTTTCCGTTGTTGGAGTTGAGCACACCGCCGTTTGCCAGCCCCAGCAGGGCCGTAATACCGCCGATGTAGCCGCCGATACCGCCCACGCGGTCAGCAGCAGTGAAATTCAGAGACATATAGAAGTCCTCCTTCAAAATATTAGGAGGTGGCCACCTTCTACCATTATAATAACAAAAAACCAGGCGAACGAATCATCATCGTTTCGCCTGGTTTTCGTCAGAAAATCGTCAATTTGTGGTCAAATAACTAGGTCATCCGGGAGTGTGGCACTGTACCCCTTGACTGCATCATATTTCTGCTGCAATCTTCGGACAACCCTGGTTATCGTGGCTTGGGACACATGGAGATTTTGTGATTGCCATATCTGGCTTTTCCCGGCGGCACGGGTGGTTAGGACATCCATTTCCAGTGACGTTAGATACGCCAGCCTGTCAAATTCTTTCACAACCACCCGGTTTATCCGGGATTTATCCATTTATGGCATCAGTCCTCCTTTGGGGAAATGTAAGTTCTTGCCTGTTTGCTGTCGGAGATACCGGCGGTGGTGGGGTCGTTCACCACGCCCAGAATCACCAACAAGGCAAACACGGCGTTCACCACGGCCAGCAGCTTGTCGCCGATTTCGCCCAAGTCCAGCGTAAATCCGAACAGGGCGGCCACCGTCTGCACCAGCAGCAGCAGCGCGGGAATCGCTGCCAGCCAGAAGTTCTTGTTCTTGATGCGGACAATCCAGTTAATCATTTTGTTTTCCTCCTTAAATTACTCAGCCAATGGAAATGGCCTTATTTTCCCATTTTTTGTAGGCATCAAGATAGAGTTCCTTCTTGCCCCCGTTGAAGGTAAGCTCGTAGTACATGCCGTCAAATAGGGTGGTACTCGCAAGCGCCTTGCTATTCTGCAAGGCCTTGCACATCCAGACGATAAAAACATCGTCTTCGGTGATCTGCTTGCCATCGCTTTTGTCCAAATGCTCGTTGGAGTATTCTGCAACGACCTTCTTGCACAAGCTTACAAAATCTTTTTCGTTCATGGTGTTCCTCCTTAAATTTAGCCCAGCCCAAGCCGGGCAAGAATAAACCCTACAACAGCGGCCACAACGATGTAGATGACCTTTTCCACAACGCCCTTCCACCGCTTGCCGGGTTCGGCTTTCAGCTCCTGCACGTCCGTGCAGAGTCCGTCAACCTTCGCCCCGGTGGTCTCCACCTTCTCCGCCATGACAGCGACGGATGTTGCCAGACGGTTTACTGCCTCCGTCTGCTTTTCCAGCGCTTCCAGCCGGTGGGAGTTGGATTTCCCCCGCTGCTCTACAGCGGAAATCCACTTAGTGATCTCAGCTTCTTCCATTGGCATACTCCTTTCTCAGCCGTTCCAACGAGCATAGCCGGGACGGGTATCCACATGAATGCCCCAGCCGTACAGCCCAATTCCTCCAGTGTGCCCCATGACTTCCTCCGCTACGGCTTTCATCTCCGCCGGACTTGCGGCGCTGTGCAGATCAGCCGCCAGCCCGTACAGATGCTGGGAGTTGGCTACGCCGCCGACCTCCGCGTTGTGCGCCACGCACCGCACGCCGGAGCCGCCGCCGTCCACGATAGAGATGGGGATATCCAGCCGCCGTCTGATTTCGTCCACAGTGCGTACCATGGACTCCTGCGGCTCTACCGGGAATCCGCCGCAGCGGCCGCAGGGGCACCGGAATTCCTCCCGGGTGAAATACCGGATATCGTCCCAGAACGCCCCGGTTTTCGGTTCGTCGCTGCTATCCGGCTTCTCCACTGTAGTAGCCGTCCCGGCGATAGCTCCAATCAGCATTTTCTGGGTAGCAGCCCCCGGAATCCCGTCCACGGTAAGCCCGTAGTCGGCCTGAAACGCCCGAATTGCCCCTTGGGTATTCCTGCCCTCAATGCCGTCAATCGTGCCGGGAGAATAGCCCAGGTACGTCAGGAGGCACTGAATTTGCTTGATGGTCATCAAATCACCGCCTTACAGTTCAGCAAAATGCTCGTCATCCCATGCGGGGGAGACCGTGACTTCGCCAGTCCAGACCTTGCGCACACCATCCAGCACATAGTAATAGTTGGGGTAAACCGTCAGACCGGAAGTATACGGAATCGGCGTTTCCTTTGTCCCCGGCATCGTGGAATCGTACTCGCTTTCCACCCACATAATTGCGCCGCCGGCGGAAATCTGCTTGGGTATCCAGGTGTAGCCAGGCCTACTGGGCGGGGCACTTGGCTCCGGGTCGATGGTGATTCCAGCCGCCGAAACAACGCGGCAAGTTTCCCTGTCTGCCTTTGCATAGGCGATGATTTCATCAGGCGTCAGCATTTTCGTACACCTCCGATAAGGACGCCACAAGAGCGTCATATTCTTCACCATTTGCTTTCATTTCCGCGATTTTCGCAAGGATTCTCTGCTTTCGTTCTTCGATGGTCATGCGTTCACCCCCAGAGCGGTTTCGATTTCGGATAATGCGGCTTCGTACTCGGCGTTCTTTTTCAACGCTTCTTCCAGCGGAGTGAGAATTTCGACACCGTCCCGGTAGAATTTGCCGTCGCTGTAGGTATCGCCGATAGCTACGGGACGGTCTGCTGGGTCAATAAGGGTAGCAGTTTCAGACTCGGAATTGGAGCACCACAGCATGTTGGTTATGGTGCCGTTTTCAATCAGCGCCATTGATTTTGCCATTATGCTGCCTCCCTTGCGTTGCGGATGATGACGATGCCGGAGCCGCCTGAGCCACCGCTCGGAGCAGTCCCATAAGAGGTTTCACTATATTTTCCTCCGCTGCCACCGTCGCCAGTGTTTGCTTGCCCATTCTTCTTAGAGACACCGCTGCCGCCAGTAGCATACAGCTTACCTGTGCTCTCTCCAAATTCTCTTGTTGTGGTGCCTTGGCCAGCTCCGGCATTTGTTCCGCCGCCGCCATTGGTGGCGCCCTCATGACCCTCATTTCCACCACCAGAACCGCCATTTCCGCCGGAACCACTTTGGGGCGCTCCGCCTCCTTTTGCCGTAAATGAAAAGGCAGATGTGTCTCCGCCGGCGCTTCCGTTTTCTTTTGGGTCTGTCCATGGGGCTGCCGCACCGGCACCGATATTGATAGAATGTGGTGTGTTTATAGTCACCGAAACACCTGTTTTTGTTGTGGTGTATCCGGCTCCTGCCCCTCCACCTCGCCGATCGGGCTGGACATATCCGCTATCCCAGATACCATTACCGCCAGCTCCTCCTCCACCAACAAGGAAGACGTCTAATTGGCCATTCCAACCATTTAACTTGGTAACGGTGAATGTACCAGAGGTTAAAAACCTAACCTTCCAGTTGTTCTTCCAACTTGCGAAATCCGAAATGGGATTATCGCTGTCATCGACAACCTCATAATCTCCAGTGTAGGCAAACTCCGGGGTAATTCGGTATACGATCGTGACATACTCCACGGTCAGCCGGGTAATGACAACGTCCTGAGTTGCGCTATCTCCGCCCTTCGTGGATGTAATCGTCCATGTACCCAGGTCAAGTCCTCCAAATGTCCAAACACCATTTTTCTCAGCGGCCGTCTTCGTGGTAGACCCCATCTTGCAGGTTACAGTGGAGCCTGTGGGAGCAGTCACAATTATTGTCGATTTGTTTGGGCTTCCGCCGCAGGCTCCAAATCCATATAAAGGCACTGCAATGCTCATACGTACACCTCCACCATAATCGGGATGTCCACCGTGGGCTTGTCCTCAAGGCAGGTAAACGTCAGCGTGCTGCCAGACCGGGAAGCGAAGCTCACCATTCCGCACGCCTCTTTCAGCGCGACATTGGCAGGCGTGTCACTCCCATACACCGGATAGGCCATAGCTTTCTTTGCGTCCGTCAGGTCTGTGATGGTCACAGACTGGATATACGGCGCACTGCCAGTCCACCCGGCAACGGTCAGTGTTGCGGAGACGGAAACCGTCTTGACGCCGTTCAGAGCCGTGTCCACATAGCCCTTGTTCGCCGCGTCGGCATTATCCGAAGGAGTGCCCAGCCCCGTGACCTTGTTCCCGCTCATGGCAATATCTCCGGTCATGGTGCCGCCCGCTCTGTCCAGAAGGCCGTCTGTGCTGACGACATAGTCGTTGATGGCGGGAACGACCTTTTCGTTTATGAACTTCTTGATGGCGATTCCCGCCTCGTCGAACTTGGCCTTGAATCCCGCCTCGGTAAGGCCGTCATCCGTATTTGGGCGTCTGCCCAGCTTCTGAATGACCTCCACGTCGGCGGTCAGCTCCGGTATCTTTGCCATTTATGCTCCCTCCCTGTTCAGCGCCCTTTGCAGCGCTCCGTTTCCGCCGCCGCCATTGACGGGCATATCCTCCGACGTGGTCTGGACGCTCATTCCCGTCCCCGGATTCCCGGAGGGAACACCGCCCATGGCCGCCGCTTCAAAATCGTCCAGAAGCTCCTGCTTCTTGGTGATATAACCGTTGGGGAGCCGTTCAATGTACTGCTTCGGCGTAATCAGATGGTTCATGAGAAGATTGTCCAGCGTCTGCATGGAGGCCATTTCCGACCAGTAGGAACATGCGCCCACGTCCTGCTTAATGGACATTTGCAGCTCTTTCAGGATGCCGAAATCAAAGGGACGCATAAAGGTCTGCTTGGGCAGCTGCATTCCCAAAGGCTGCTCTCCGGGCTTCTCCATGTCCAGGGAAGTCTCCACCATGCGGGTGCCGTACTTCGCCGCCATCATGTCAAGCCAGATCCTTCCCGCTTCCTCCATGCACTGGTAGTCGTTCTGCTTGGTCAGCTCCATGGGGGTGTTGGCCGCCCGCTGCAAGGCGATAATCGCACTTGTGGTCTCAATCCGGGCGTCGCCCATGGCCACGTCAGACGCGCCCAGCAGAGAGTGGGTCTTGTCAAAGCTCAGCTCGATAAACTGGGCAATCTGGGGGCTGACGGACGCGCCGTCGATGATCTTCGCCACATTGTTCACGTCTCCGGAAATGCCGATGGCCGTTCCCACGCTGCCGTCCCAGCGCTTGATCTTGTTCCGGTCATAGACCACCTTGGGGAACGCCGTGGTCAGAAGGGAGATGCCCACAAGGGCGAACATTTTGTTGATAAACTTCTGGTTGGGCAGCATTCCGGTGACCAGCGCCTGACCGTGGTAGCAGTCCCGAATATAGTCCCAGTTAATCCAGATCAGCGGATACAGGCTGTAGCCGGTGTCATATGCATTCCGAAGAATCCCTTTCTCCGTGCTTTCCATGCACCAGATGGTGCGGGTGTCCCGGTTCCGGAAATAGTAGGTCAGCACCGTCACCTTGTCGTCGGTGTAGCTGTCATATTTGTTCTGGAACTTATCGGAATCCGCCGTAATGCTGTCCGGGTCGTCGATGCCGCACTGTCCGGCCTTTTTCAGCTCCTCCGCCCGCCATCGGACGTCCTCCACCAGCTCCCGGCGCACAAGGATGATCCAGGGCTGACGCTGGACATCCCGGCAATTGGGATTGCCGAACAGCACCCGGAGGTTGTCCACAATCTCCGCCACGATCTCTCCCTTGACGTCCTGACCGTTTTCGATGGTGGGGTCAAAGTAGAAGTGCATACAGCCGTCGCCGGTAACGGCGGCGTTGCGCAAAAACTCCCGGTTCTTGGCCACGATCCGGTTGCGCTCGATAATGGCGGCAAACTGGTGGTTGATGATCTCGGCGAAGCCTTCCAGCTCTCTCTGGGTGTACCGGGAGGTGGAGGGCATGGGCGTCACCTGAATGGTCATGTTGTCTGAGGTAATGGTGGACACCTGAAAGTTGATGATCCGCTTGAACATGTTGTAGGTGGGGGTAGGCAGGCCGTTGCTCTCCACGCCCTCCCATTGATTTCCTATGAAGAAGTCCTCGTTGACCTTCACCGTGTCATACAGGCCGATCTGCTGGTTGAAGCCGTAGGCCTTTTCGTAGCGCTTCTGGATTTCCTCATTGGTGGGAATCTTCTGTTTTCCGCTCATTATTCGGCTTCACCGCCCATCCGCTCGGCCTGACGGCTTTTCTTCGCCGCCTCCAGTGGGTCAAAGCCCAGAATCCCGGAAATGCCCATGTTAAAATCATTCACGGACTTGACCGCCTCCTTTGTCGCCTCATAGTCCGGGACAAGCCCCTGCTCCAGAACGCCGACCCGGTGGCTCAGCTTCCGGAGGCTTTCGGCTTCCTCCCGGTAGTGCGCCCGTCTGCGCCGGTCGGAGACAACGACCGCGCCCAGAACGAGGCAGGCCACGAGAATATTCAGAATCATGAGAATTGTCATTGTGTCCTCCTTACTGGGGAAGGGGCGGTTGCCCGCCCCTCATAAATCAGGCCTGATCCTTTGCCGCGACGGCGGAGTTGAACATGCCGGCCTTTGCCGCATAAGCCCGCAGGCGGTCGCCGCTGGCCAGGGTGACGGCGGCGGTGTAAGCCTTGGCCTCCACGGAATACCGGGGGTCAGAGCCGTCGGTGGTGTAGTAGACGGTGGCGCCGCTGGTGGTGGTCTCAATGGTGGCAGCCTTGCCGCTCATGGTGATGGTGGGGGTTTTCACCACGGTGCTGGGGGCGCAGGCCACAAGAACGCCGTCGGCCTTCTTGCCCAGGACAAAGGCGTCGTACATCATACGGAACTCGATCAGATCGCCGGACAGGCCGGGAGGATCGACGTGACCCTTGAAGTCCTTGATCTTCATGGGGGAGATGACGGACTTCTTGTGCAGGATCATGAACACCACGTTGGCGGGCATCCGGTCGTTGGACATGGGCAGGACGTTCATGCCGGAGATCTGACCCACGGTGCCCTTGGGCAGGGTCTTACCGCCCAGAGAATCCAGGTTGACCCACTGCTTCGCCAGCTGGAGGGTGTCCAGATACTCGTAGGGAATCAGCAGACTTACGTCGCCCTTGACGCCCTTGTCCCGCTGCTTGTTCCGCGCCTTGATGATGTAGCCGATAATGGTGTCGGTGGTGGGGGTCGCGGTCAGCTCCTCGTGCATACCGGCGTTTTCCGCCCACTTCTTCAGGCGGTAGGTGTCTACCTCTGGGATGATATGCTCCTCCCGCTCCGCCTTCATGATGGCGCCGACCTTGTGCTTGTCCATGACCTCCATGTTGTTGCCCTTATCCACGGACAGGCTCAGAGACTTGTCCTGAGTCATGGTGAAGGTCTGCTCCTCGTTGCCAACTTCCTTGGTGTCGCCGTACCGGCTGCCGGTACCCACGCCCTTGGTGCGGTCGTAATCCTGAAGGGGTTCGGTTCTCAGGCTCTTGACATGGACGGTCTTCACGCCGGAAAACTCCATGTCCAGACTGTGGTCAAAGAGACCGTCGGTCTCGGAGGCCTTGTCGAAGCCCTCCATCAGGGCGGCCTTGTACTTTTCGTCAAAATGAATGGTTGCGCTCATAAATTTCCTCCTTAAATCAAAAAATGAGCCGCGGCTGTCCCGCTGGGATCAGCTTCGGCTCTTGGCTCCTGTTTGTTTATTCTGTTTATGCGAATGCCGACATAAAGTCGTCAAAATCGCTCTTTCCTCTCTGTCCGCCGGAATCCTTCTGGCTTCCGGGGGAGCTTGAGCGGTTTTCCCGGTTCTTCTTCTCGGCTGCCAGCTGACGTTCCAGCTCGGCGATTCTGGCTTCCTTCTGCGCGGCCTCGTACTTCTGGTAGGCGCTCAGGAGGGTCATACCGGCCTGTACATCGGGGGTCAGCTTGTTCACAAGCTCGTCCGTGAACTCCACATCCGGATAGCTCCGGCGGAACTCATCCACCTCCCGCTGTGCCCGGCTCTGGCTGCTTTCCTCCGCCTCCTTCTGCTTGTCCTTCTCCGCGTTGACCGCGTCCAGACCCTTTTGCAGACGGGCGTTCTGAAGCTCCAGCTTCGCCTCCGTCTCCGTGCGTCCCTCGCCCTTCCGGTAGCTGACATACAGCATTTCCGCCAGCTCGTTCAGGGGGGTGCCGGTTTTTTCCGCCAGGGTGGTCATGATCTCCATCACGTCCTTCTGGCCGTCCAGCTGGGTTTTCAGCTCCTGAATGGTCTGCTGGGAACGCTCCTTGACCCGGTCGTAATCCGCGCCCTTCTGTGCAAGTGCGGTCATTTCGGCAAGGCCGACGGTTCGCTCCTCCTTGTTGACCTTGATGGTGAAGGTCTGCTCGGCATCCGGCTTGTCCGATTCCTCCGGGGCGTCGACTTCCCCGCCGGTATCTTCTCCGGTTCCCTCGTCAGGTTTTTCCGCTCCCTCATCGGTCACGGTGGTTTCCTGTTCCGTGTCAGCCCGCTCCTCGGTCTGTGCGCCGGTTTCCTGGTCGGTCACGGTCTGGTTGCCGTCCCCGTCAAAAGCCGCCACAAAGTCCTGGTAGCCGCTGTCCATCGTTTCTTCCATTGCGTGTTCTCCTTTCGTTTTCGGCTCTGGTAGGCCGTATATTCACGCCTGTGGTAGGGCGCAAATTTCTGATTTACCCCATGATGTAGCTCCGGCTCAGGCCGCTGCCGCACATGGCCGTCTGATAGTCCATGCCTCCCTCTTCCTCGTCGTCCTCGGTTTCCTCCCGCTCCCGTTCTCCGGGGAGGACGTAGGTCTGGGCGAAGTATCTCAAAGCGTCGGGGCCGTGGGTCAGCTCATGGGGGTTCTTGCTGACGTCGTTGGGGTCTGTCTTGTCGTGCTGCAAACACTTGATGCACTCGATCAGGCTGCCGCAGGTGTCGAATATGATGAGCCCCGGCCTTCCGTCCTCCCGGAGCTTGAAAAGCTCCTTCAGGGCGTACCAGCCCTGCTTCCGGTTATTATCCGCCTTGACCAGTCCCACCCCGTTCTCGGCGAAGGTAGCCGCCTGGGTTTTGCCCGTCTCCCGGCTCCGCGCCCACATATCCGGTGGGGAAATGGTAAAGTCGATATTCTCATCCGGCCGGGTCAATTCCAGCTGCTTCCTCGCCGCGTCGGAAACCACCATGTTGCTCTGGGCAAACTGCCGGTAGACGTAGCACCTTCCGGTTTCGTCCACCGCAACCCAGATGCAGAAGAACATGTCCAGGCCGTAGTCCATGGCGCGGTAGCGCTGCCAGTTCGGCTTCAGGGGGAAGGGCTTGCAGGTATGGATGCCGTCGGTAAACTCGTCGAAGTACACACCCGCCAGGGCGTTCCAGTCGCCGTATCGATGCGCCCGCCGGACGTCCTCGGGCAACAGCTCCAGCTGCTTGACGTAGTCCGGGTTTGCCTCCATCAGGTCTTTGTTGTCGTCCACAGTGGCGGGGATGAAAACATAGTCCTTCGGGTTCTCCCCGGTCTTGAACTGCCGGTCTATGAACAGCCGCTTCACCCAGAAGTGGCCGGGTCCGCCGGGGTTGCAGGTCAGGTAAATCCGCTTGGGTATCCTGTTCGCACCACGGACGATACCCGCCAGCCCTCGGAATTCACTTTCCAGGAACTGGGTCGCCTCGTCGATGAACAGCCACTCGTATTCCTGACCCTGGTATTTACCCTGCACCGCCGCGCCGTAGCCGGGCATGTTGCCGAACTTGATCTTTGACCCGTTGGCAAAGGTAATGACATGGTCGGACTTGTTGTAGTTGAACGTACCCGGCGCCAGGATTTTCAGCATGGGGTCAATGAGCGTTCCCTCCATGTCCCCGTATTCCCGCCGGAGGATCAGTATCCGAATTCCCGGGTAGGTGTAAGCGCCCAGCGCCGCCTTGCGCACCACTGACCAGGACTTGCCGCCGCCTCTTGCCCCGCCGTAGCAGGTGTACTTGGCCGTGCTCAGGAAGAACTTCCATTGCGGCTCCGAATTGGGCGACCCCATATTCACTTTTACAGCGCTCTCAGCCGCCTTTTTTGCCGCCATTATCTGTCCTTTCCGGAAAACAAAAAGCCAGAACCAACGCTCTTTCCGGGCGTTCGCTCTGGCTCATGGCTCTGGCTTTTTCCGCTGTATTCAATTACGCTTTCGTTCTTGCATCTCCCGCAGAACAGCGGGAACCGATGCAGCTCCGTGGAGGAAAGCACTCTGGTCTTTGTCCTGCACCCACACACCGGGCAATATAAAAACCCTCGTTCATCGACTCGCACGATTGCCGTCCTTTCTCTTGGCGGAACAGGCAGGACTCGAACCTGCACACCGGAATCCACCGGTGAACGGATTAGCAATCCGCCGCAGTACCTGTTATGCTTACTGTCCCGTATTTGGTGCTGGTGGCTGGGGTCGAACCAGCTCCCTGCGCCTTATCACGACGCCGCTCCGCCTGTTGAGCTACACCAGCAATTTTTTATTTTTTGACCGCCTTTTCAAAACCACCCCGCCCTTTTCCCCTCTACCCCCTCCCGGGGCAGTCTCAAAATTCGTTGCCGTGTATAGTATATATATTATATATTATATATAAGCTATAATAGTAATATTAAAGCTATAGGTTATATATAAGCTATATAAGCTATAAAGTATATACCAGTCTTTATCTTAGATATAGGCTTTAAGTATATTATTAATCTTACTATTGCCGCATTGATGTTTGAATTTTGCCGGGAGGAAGAAAGCGGTCGGGAACTAGGAAATGGAAAGAGAGGGTGTGTCGCATATATCTATACCTTATCGAATGACCCCACCCCCTTCCCCGCTATCCCCCACGGGGGTGGGTGGCTCGAAAGATAGCCCGTCGGTGCTGGCCTATATTTCAACCAGCCAGGGGAGTTATTGCCCAGGCAGGGCAGCACCACCAGCGACACAACAGCCATTGCATTTATACCCCAATTGTCCACGGCTGGAATACACCAATTGCAATTATCCTTGAAATGTTCTGGCTTTCCCGATTGCACATATAAACTCCCAACATTTCAGAGAAAACGAACGCAACAAAATCTACTTTTTGTGGCGTTCACTATTTCCCGGCCTTCTTGCCCCTTGGATCATCCCCACCAAACTGGATATTGATCTTCGTCGGGCCTGCCGTGCCTACTTCCCTATCGGTGTAACTGATGCCATCGCCCACATCCTGCTTAAGGGCAAATATGCCCTTGGATTGCACCTGCCCTGACCAGCCCGACCCGCTGAGAATCTGGCCGCGAACCCATGTAGCCATCCTTTTAAGCGCCACCGCCCTATCATAGTATGCAGACTTCCTATCCTGCCCTCTTTCCATGCATTCCTTTACTTCCGCTTCGGTGTATCCAAGGGTAGCACAGAAGTGTGGCCATGAAGCCCTAGGGAATCGCTCTTCCGCCAAATCCTGCTTGTACTTCTTGATAGCGGCATTCAGTTCTTTCTCCGGCATCCGAAACGGGATACCAGCGCCGGAATTTTCGTTCCCGGGCATCAAAACCACCTCCAAAAGTTCGGAAATCAACATTTATCTAATCTCTATAATATTCAATAAACGAGCATTTGTCAATATCGAATAACGATAATAAATACATGATAAGTGAAAAGAAAGCGCCGCATTGTAATAATGCGACGCATGGGTGAACAGCGGTGTAAAATGCGTAGTGCTTGTGGCCGTGGAGTGCTTACCCGCTGGAAAAGAAAAAAGCTGGAATAATCCAGATATAATAATTAAATTAAAGCGGGAAAAAGGGTAGGCTTTGGGGTGGCGAAAAAATATTTTGAAAAAAGTAAAATTGGGGGTTGACAATACTTAGCAAGTATGCTATAACAAAAGCAAGCAAGGGCGGCGGCCAACTCCGAAAGGAGGGAACGCCCATGAGCGTAGAGGAAACCATAGCGTTACTTATGCTTGTGATTGCGGCTATCTCTCTGGGTATCCAGATAAAGAAATAACCGCCCCCCAGTCCTAGCGAGAAGCGGCCATTTCACATCCACCTGTTGGCCAGCATTCCCGTCTAGCCCCGGGGAAGCCGTCCTTGCCCATCATACTACCACAATCCGGGGGTGAAGTCAATAGAAAAAAGGCGGAAAACCACAACAAGCACGGAAGTCAAACGGCGGTATAACGACAAGGTGTATAGCAAAGTCCAGGCCGAACTACCGAAAGAAATTGTATCAGCTTTTCGGGCCAAATGTGCCGAAAAAAACGTCTCTCAAGCCAGTGTAATACTGGAGGGAATCGAAAAATTTTTAAGGGAAGATTGATTCCCTTAAAAGTTTACATACTCGATTAAGTATGTAAAAAAACATTTCCGGGCATCCACCGCCCGAAAAATCAAGGAGGAACTACCATGACCAATAACCAGATCATCACCCAGGCCGTCAAAACCGCCTTTACCCCTGCCCAGCTGCAAACCCTGGCCGAATCCATTTTCGGGGCCGAGAAGCTGACCGCCGCAGACCCCGCCGAGCTGGTAGCCGGATCGTTCCACACCTTCGCGGAGTGGCGCAACCTGGGCTATTGCGTCCGCCGTGGCCAGCATGCGCCCATCACGTGCAGCCTCTGGCGCTACACAGACCGCCCCGGCAAGGCAGCCGCCCAGGCAGCCGCCGAAGCAGGCGAGGATACCCAGCCCGACCCCCATTTTTACCTGGCCCGTGCCCACCTGTTCCACGCCCTCCAGGTGCAGCCCCTGGAGGCAAACTAAAAGCGGGGCGCACCACGCGCCCCGCAACTACCCGGCAAGTTATTTTTCCCGCTCCATTTTCTCCCGCACGGCCTCCAGGATGTACCCTTGCAGGCTTTTCCCAGCTGCCGCCGCTCTGGCTCTGATTGTCTCCGCTTCCGCCCGGTAGGGTTTTATCAGGATTTGGGAGTATTTCGCATCCGATTTCCGATTGCTTTCCCGCTTTTTTTCGTCGTAGGGCATTTGCTCCACTCCTTTCCCGGCTATTATAGCACAGCATCGGCAATCACGATATAGTTCAAATCCTCTAAAAATCAGTTCACGATATCGTGCATTATTTCCAAAATTCACATTTTCACGATATCGTGCTTGACATTATCACGATATCGTGCTATCATCCAATCACAGCAGACGGCCACGCCGCTTGCAAGTCACCTGACAGGAGGGGAAAGGACATGGATGAAATGACCAGTCCAGAACTGAACAAGTATCTGGAAGCGATCGCCCGCCTCATTCGCACCGAAGCAAAAACGGTGGAGGAAGCCGCCAAGATCGTCGAATCTATGATGATCAAGGCATAAAAAAATAGGCCCGGTGCCCTCTAAAGCTCCCGGACCTATTTCACCCCTCGCAGAGGGTGGCCGCTCCTGTCAGCGGTCACCCCGATTATACCAAATTCCCCGGCCCGGCGCAAGCCCCGCCGCGAAAAATAAAACCATTTCCGGGCGCTCACCCCGCCCGCCACACAGGAGGAAAAACCAATGCTAACCAAATTCAAGGGGCTTTCTGTACGCCTATTGTACCAGAGCCGCCCCGGAAAGGCAAGGAAAATTATGGCAAAAAGAGAAAACGGAAGCGGCACTGTTATCAAGCGCAGGTATAAAAATTCCACCAAATACGTCGCCTACGGCCCCGCCCGCTACGATGTGAACGACAGCGGCAATGTGGTAATGCACCGGGATAAGGTCGGGACCTTCCTGTCCATGAAGGACGCCCGCGCCGCCATCGCCGAATACCTCAAGCACCCCTCCTCGAAATTCAATTACACCGTGCAGGAGGTTTACAACGAATGGAAAGCGACCGCCGCCTTTGACGATCTGGACAAATCCACCCAGACCAACTGGCGCACCTGCTGGGCAAAGGTGCTTGCCTGCCCGGATCCGGCGATCCCCGGCACCCCCATGCGGGATATCAGCGTGGGTGCCATCCGCGCCCTGCTGGATTATTACGCCCACCCCCGCCAGCAGACCAATGACGACGGAGAGGCGGTGGAGAT